CGGCTAATACGGCAGTCGGAGCGGGGGCTTTAAAAAACAATACAACAGCAGACAACAATACAGCGGTGGGATTAGATTCCTTAATGAGCAACACCACGGGAGCTAATAACACGGCAGTGGGCAAGCAAGCTGGAACTTCTATAAGCACAGGCAGCACGAACACGGCTGTTGGTAAGGGAGCCTTGCAGTCTAATAGCACACATAGCGCAAATACAGCGGTTGGAGCCGATGCTCTTACGAATAACACAGCAGCAAATAACACGGCTGTTGGAAAAGATGCGCTTTTATCAAACACCACCGGCGCACAGAACACGGCGGTGGGAACAAGTGCGTTAGAAGCCAACACCACAGCAAATAACAACACCGCGATCGGGTATCACGCACTTAATGACAACACAACTGGAACTAGAAACATAGCCGTTGGAAACTATGTTCTTGACTCTTGTACTACTGGCGGTAGTTATAATGTAGGTGTTGGTTATGCGTGCGGCGATGCGCTTACTACGGCGCAGAATTGTGTATTAATAGGCGATGTGGTTGGTGATGCTATAACAACATCTAGTAACTGCACAGCTGTCGGGTCAAGTGCGTTAAGCACTCACGCAACGGGTTCTGGAAATACCGCTGTTGGAAAATCCGCTTTAGCAAGCTGTACTAATGGATCAAATACAGCAGTAGGGGAAGATGCTGGGGCATCTATTACAACAGGTTATAACAATACGTTTATTGGAACTGATGCAGGAGACGATGCTACCACAGGTTACAACAATGTAATTGTTGGGATTAACGGTAATTTACAAGCCGTTGATAGTAACAATGAAATTGTTTTAGGTTATGACTTGTCAGGAATTGCTGCTAATTATTTTGTATTTGGAAAAGGTAACGGAGTTGACAGGGTATACAATCAGTTTACTTCTAACGCTTCTTGGACTAGGGCTTCAGACGAAAGATATAAAAAAGAAATAACAGATAATACTGATTGTGGATTAGCGTTTATCAATGATTTGCGACCAGTAACTTTTAAGTGGAAGGCTAGAGCCGAACTTGATAACTCTTTGCCTGATTATGATGCGGATTTAACTGAAGCAGAGCATCCTGAAAAACTATACGGATTAATTGCTCAAGAAGTTAAAGCTGCTTTGGATAAACATAACATTACAGATTTTGGAGGATGGTCAGAAACTAAAAATGACAAGATTCAAGGAATATCGCAAGAGATGTTCGTTCATCCTTTAATCAAAGCAGTGCAAGAGCTATCTGGTGAAGTTACTACATTAAAGTCTGAAATAGCTGCGCTTAAAGGAGGCTAGAAATGTCGGTTACTAAAACATTAATTGCTGCCGTTCCTACTAGCGAGGACGGGAAGGTAGTTAGTTGGTATATAGATTTTAAATATGAAAAAGGCACTAAGGGAGAGGCTGATTACCACTCGAATGTTTTTCATAGAACAATCGAATCAGTGAAGAAAAAACCCAGTGAAACAATCACAAGGTTTACGCCAAAGCCTGAAGCTGAATGGACAAAAGCAGACATAATAGCGATTTGCCCTATATCACATTGGGATGAGGCTTTTGAAGGACAATATGATTCTGTAATCACTAATCCAGATAAAGAACAAACTACAAATACAAATTTTGTTATACCTGATTAGGAGACTCAAATGGCTATCAAGAAAACTTTAATTGAAGCGATTCCTGCTAGTGAAGATGGCAAGGTTGTTCGTTGGAGTCTTACAATGAAGTACGAGCAGGGTACTGAGGGCGAAGCGGATTATTACACAAATGATAAACGCGAAACTATTGAGGCTTCTGAAACAAACTTAGACGGTTCAACTACTACTAACTTTACAGCGAAAGCGGAAGGCGATTGGACTAAAAAAGAACTTGAAGATCTTTGCCCAACGGCTAAATGGGATGCGGTTTTTGCAAGTCAATACGACTCGGTAATTACGAATCCTCCTAAAGATCCTGTTCCTAATGACAGCTACGTTATTCCTAGCTAATGGAGCCGCAACATTATACATTTCACACGCTACCAGCGGTTTTTATGTTGGAAGCGCAGCTATCTGAAAGCATGGTAGGTACGCTTAACGACTACCTTGATAAGTTAATGGTAGATCAGGAACGTAAAAGTCATGCGGGTACGTTAGTTGGGCAGATAGCCCACGGCCAGCAACTTACAATGGATCATCTTTGTGAAGAACTAAAAGACTTTAACTGGACGATTCAGGGCTTGGCAATGGACTACGTTAAGCAGTTCTGCGCTCAGTCTGGTAACCCATTGAAAGGCAAAAGAGAAGTATTAACCGATGAGTTGTGGTCGGTGCATAGTTATCAGGGAGATTATAACCCGATCCATGATCATGGCACTAAAACCATTATGGGCGTTTCTTGTACTACATGGACAAAAGTACCGCAACAAATCTTAGATCAGCCCACGGCAGGAAGTCCAGAGTACAGCCTGTATAACTCCAGTGGTAATGCCGATGGTTGCCTAGCGTTTAGTTATGGTCGCAATAGTTTAATGGATATAGAGCGGTTAGCTCCCCCGCAAAGTTTTGTAATCAAGCCAGAAGTCGGGAAGTTCTTGATGTTTCCTAGCTGGCTAACACACATGGTTTACCCGTTTGAGGGCGAAGGTGAACGGCGTACTGTCGCCGCAAATTTGAATGTTTGGAAGGTAGAAGATGACGGAACAAGGCACTGAAGAAATCGTAGACGCAGAGGTTGTAGAAGAGGCAGAGGTTGCTCAACTTCCTCCT